TTATCTACATACTTTTCTGGTGGAGTTTGAGGATCCAAATTTGAAGTTTGTAAAGAATCTGGGTCTAATGGGATTGTTAGTTTTGGAGCATTAACCCCTCTTTCAGGTGTTGCACCATCAAAACTTAATGGAGAACCTGTAGTTTCTAGTTTTTTAATTAGTGAATTTGCCATGATTATTTATTTTAATTTATATTGTTTTGTTATACATATTATACTATTGCATTCTATAACTACCTGCAGCCATAGCTGTTCCTACTTTTTGTCCATCTAATACTACATCTCCTCCACTTTTAACTACTGTTATTAATTCTTTTAGAAGTGCTATTACTTGAGTATTTGAAGAATTATTTGAACCCCCTCCTACCATTTTTACTGGGACTGATTTACCATCAGGAAGTGGGATAATAGCTTCATTCATACTTCCTTCTCCAACTAACCCCAATGTAGGTTTAGTAACCACACCACCCTCTGCAAATGCTTGAAAACCTCCAGGAGCAATGCCACCCTTAGCAAAACCAAGAAATTCAGCAATTGCACCCCCAGCACTTAAGATTTTAGCTTTAATTTTTCCTGGGATACTGCCTATAGTCTCAACTATTTTATCTTTTATTGCAATGAATTTGTCTTTTATTTTTGTTCCTAAGTTAGATACAGCAGTTCCTATAAATGAAAATGCCTTTGCATATCTCTCTTTTTGTTCAGAAAAGAAAGATCCGGTTACTTTACCTACTGATGAAGCCCAACCTGATATTTTTTCTCCTGCTTTAGAAGCCCAACCTGATATTTTTTCACCTGCTGCGGTAGAAAAAGCAGATATTTTTTCACCTGCTGTGGAAGCCCAACCTGATAGTGTTTCACTTGTTGAGGAAACAAAACTAATAACACCTTGTCTTAATTTAGAGTTTGGATCTGAAAATACTTTGAATCCTTCTGATGCTGTACCTATAATACCCCCAACAGCAGCTCCAACTGCTGTTCCTACAACTGGTATAACTGAGCCAATTGCTGCTCCTACCATAGCACCTCTGGCACCTGATGCAGCAATTCCTAGTGCTTCATCACCTGCTCCTCCTTCTTCTATGCCTACATATTTACTAAGTGAAGAACCTTTATTAGCATTACCTGTTAATGCACCTAAAACACCGCCTTCGACAGCACCCATATCTTCCCTGATCCCAGCAGCTTTTTTCTCTTGTGCTGTTTTTCCTGATACTTGGCTAGCCCCGGTAACAGCACCCATAACCAATTCTAAAGGTGCAAGTATCTTACCTCCTATAGTTTTTAATAAACCAGAAGCTGCGCCCGTTGGAATTTTAATTTTTGAAAATATACTTGTAAGGTTAGGTAATTTTATCTTGCTAAAAATTTTAGTAAGATTTGGTAGTTTTAATTTATTAAAGATCTTAGTTAACTTAGGAATAGTATTTTTTAATTGTTTTATTCCAGGAATACCACTTGCCATTTTTACAAACATAGGTGTAAACGGGGTGGCACCTCTCATTTTACCTAAACCATCTAAAAGACCGGATGCTTTAAGAACAACAGCACCCCCAGCAACCCCTCCCATAATTTTCATAAGGGTAGGGTGTTCCTTCATAAAGGTTCCAACGTCTTTGATAATAATTTTAATTTTATCTCCTAACGCCTCAAATTTATCAGGTAAACTCTTAATAAAGGCCATACCTTCAGGACTACTTAACCATTCTCCTAATGGTTTTGTAACATTCTCTGAAACCATTTTGGCAAAGGAGGTTTTTATTGATGTAAATGCATCTTTTATAGCATTAACAGGTTTTTCCATATCTTTATATATGGATATAGTTGCCTCTGCAGATCTTCTTGCTCTATTTTCTGCTGCCTCTCTTGCTGATACTTGTGAAGTCATAGCGGCAATACCTTTTTCTTGGTTTTTAACTAAATCATCACCCTCAGCCTTCATGTCTTGTTGACCGCTTAACATATTGGACATTTCATCAGTACTCATACCTGCAGCTCTAGCTAATGCTTCTTGCTGTATAACGTTCATAGACATGAACTCAGCGGCGCCTCCTACCTGTTCTGCTATTAATTTAGCAGCACCCACATTATCACCTTTTAAAGCTAAAGCTCTAGCTTCTTCTAAATTTAACTGCTTACCAGTTAATAATTCAGCTTCCATTTCAGCAGCAATAGAGTCTTCAAAATTTAAGAGAGATGAAGCCATATCTCTAGCTGATTTCATGTTTAAACCTAATGCTTTAGACTGTGCTACAGCATTTACTAATGCTGGTCCTTGACCTGCAAATTGCAATTTAACATATGCTGATTGATCTGCAGATTCTTCTAGCAAATCTCTTTGAGTCATTGCAAGTTTATTATTTTTAATAGCTGAACCTGCTGTTTTAGCCATTGCTGAAACTAAAGTACCTGCATCTTCTCCACTTTTCTTAGCGAATTTTTGAAACTTTGCTAAAGAATCAGCTGACATTCCTGCAAATGTGTTTAACTTAACGAATACTTTTAACGTATTAGCACTAAGTTTTTCAGTTGAACCCATTGCTTTATAAATTCCCTCAATAGATGCTTTTGATGCTGCCGTTGTAGGACCCATACCAGCAACTGAACCTGCTAAACTATTAGCTGCTTTTTGGGACATGCCTAGGGATCTAGCTATTCCTACATTTTCATCACTAATCCTCATAAAGGCTTCTTCACCTTTTTTATAGGCATCCACAACAAAACCTACAGCCATTTTTAGCCCTTTCATTAATAGACCTGCTAAAGCTAAAGGATCTGTAAGATTACGAAGTATTGCTTTACCTACTACTTTAAAACCAGCACCCATAGTTTTAATTTTACCTATAAGTCCTAGACTTTTTGTTTCAGAAACTCCTAAAGCTTTTGCTTTAGCTATGGCAGCTTGTTTAGCTTCTTCCATAACATCTCCTATCCCACTAAAACCTATTTTTGTAGCAGCGGCACTTACACCTTTTAAAGCCGCACCTGTTAATCCTATACTTTTATTAATGTTTGAGGATAAATCATTAGCTTTTTCAAGTTCTTTAACATAATCTTCATTTGTTTCTTTAACTTTTTTTAATTCTGCTTCTAATGCTTTTGTATTTGTTACTCCATTTCTTCTAGCTATTTCAATTTGGGATTCTATAGATGAAATTTTAGCAGTTCGTTCTTGAATTTCTTTAGTAAGATCTTTAATGCTAAAAGCTCCTTGGCTAGCTTTTTCAAAACTAGTAGCTAAACCTTTAGAAACTTTTGATAAGGAGTTTAAAGAGGATTGAACATCCTTGGCCATAGATTTAGAAACATCAGCACCTTCATCCAATGCTTGTTTAAAAATATCTCCAATTTGAGAAGATATAGATCTTAAAGCATCTTCAATTATTACTGCACTCTCTTGAGCTTGCTTTTTTATATCTTCAGTTTTATCAGCCATGTAATATTATATTATATATCATAAATATGAAAAGGCATCATTTTTTTGATGCCTTTGTCACATAATTAGGAGTAGTAGTTTCTTTTTTAGGTGTTACAGCCCCTGCTTTTTTCATATTTGCTATAGATTCTTCTACTGATGATTTGTTCTTATCTTCATTTTGTTCTTTATAGAATTTACTTATTGAACTATATGTAAATTTCCTAAGCCATATTGGCATATTATACACAGTATGGAAATCGTATCCCCCTTTACCATGAAATACTATATCATGGAGAGTTGTAAATAAATTATTTCTATATGCTACGGCTTGATTAGGCGTCAGGGAAAAAAAAGTTAATACCGATAGGTACCTCCACTTCCTCTTCTTCACCTTTAATAATTAATGTTGATTTTAAACTAATATCGGGTTGTATATTTTTAATATGTTCCCTAAGTGCCCGAGAATCTCGGGCTAGAAGATAATTATCTACAAAGTCTCGAATAGTTTTAGGGGTTTCATCACCTTCAACCGATGTAATTAAATGTTTCATTCTAGTAGATAAATCTGCTGAACTTAATTTGTTTACTTTTTTAAGTCCTTTAAGTTCATTTTCAATTTTTTTCTCTAAATGACCATCCATTAATCTAAAAGTAATATTAGTTCCTGTATGGGGTAAAGTATATTCAAAATTATTTTGACCTCTAACAAATAGATTTTCATCAATTTCTTTATTTTCTAGTTCAGATAAATCAACTACATGCTCTTCACCCTCATATTCAAATTCATAATCTTTACCATATCCTAGAATACGTGAAGCAATCATTATTGCATTTTTATCACCTATTAAAAGGTCATTGTAATTTACTTTAGTAAGAATCAGAGATTGAAGTAATTTATCTAATACTGTACCATTATTGATAAAGTTTTGATTAGTTAAAATATCTTCTTCTTTGGCTGTCATGTATTTCATCTCAATTTTACCACTAGATAAAGCATGATCTTCAGGATAAAGTAAACCTTTAGAAGGTAATTCAATAGTTTCTGTTGGGAACTTGTATTTAACAGGTTCTTGAGGAGGTGGAGTTCCTTGTATTGGGGGAACTTCGGGTGTCTTGTTTTCCATAAATTTTTATTTATTATAACTTAATTGTTCATGTATAAATATGAATATAAAAAGGGAGTTTGACATAGCCAAGCTCCCTTTAAAAATAATTGCAAAATTGTATTAGTAATTCAATACACAGTAATCCATTCCGATAGTAACTGTTAAGTTTTGAGCTGCTGCTTCATTATCCCAGTTATACTCTCCGAATTCTGCGGCTTTAACAAAAGCACCTTTAATAATCCATTCTGAAACGATATCACCTACAGGACCTAAAATATCAATAGTTAAATCTTTTTTATAAAAATCAGAATAACCATTTCTACCTGTTACAGATTCATGATGTAGACGAACCCACTCCATTACGGCTTGTGCTCCTGAGGGAGTGATTGGATCAAACATAGTCATTGTCAAATCATTCCATTTTAATTTACCCTTAATTTTTCTGTACGTGTTAATATGGTTAAGGACTATTTCTTCCTGCGAGAATCCGACCGATGAAATACCTTTAATTGTATACGATGGAACACCATCAACATACATGATAAATCGGTTTTGTACCTTAGGTTCGAACGCTGTGAAAAATATTTCGTTTGGATCTATTACTGCCATTTTGCTTTATATTATATTGTTATTTTGTTATAAATATTAAATTTTTCTTTCTTTATGATGGGAAAGTTGCTCCAGTTGGTAGAACATTGAAATCTAAGTAAATGAATTCAGCTGTTTTAGTTGGTTGTAGATAAATTTGACCAATTAGCTCATTTCTATCAATTACATCCGCTGTATTATTACTATCATCCATAATTACTTTAAAAGCATATAAACCTTGTCTTTGTTGAACTGATTCTAAATATGGATTTACTTGACTTAAGAATGCATTTCTTGTAGCAATAGTATTTTGTTCAAATACTAAATTATCTGCAATTTGTGAAATGAAAGATTTAAGTTGAATTAATAATCTTCTAACATTTACTCTATCTAAAGCACTTGCTTTTGTTTGTAATGTTTTCTGACCAAATACTACTACACCTGATCCAGGGAATGAAGCAATTGGATTTACTTTACCTTGATATAGTGTATCTCTATTTGATTGTGAGAATTTTCTTTCAGGACGTACTACTGTAGCTAATCCACCTCTATTCAAACCTGCAGGTGCAAACCATGCTTCTCCTACTCTATCATTATAAGCATAAACTCCTGGGATCATTGTTGAAGCTGGAACCCATACTAATTCTCCTGTTTCTGGACTTGTTGTTTGTAACCATGGGGCATAAACTGCAGCATAACTTGAATTGTATGATGAAGCTTCTGCTGTCATTGCTAATAATGTTGATCCATATACTGAAGCATCTATAATTGCTAATGCATCTCCTCTTTCTTGTACCATATTAATTAATTTGGTAGTTGTAGAAGGAGCAGTTTCAATCATAATACCAGGTACTGTGATTGAATTAAATATATATTCATCTTGGTTTGATAATAAATCAATTGATGTTGTATAATTAGTATTATTTAAACCTTGAATATTTGCAGCTGTAGTAATACTTTCATTAAATGCAGCTCCTGCAGTATTAAAATAAACCTGACCTGTTGCGCTTTCAAATGAACCACTAGCTATTGCTGGGAGTGATGATGTATATTCAGATTTAAAATCTCCATTATTATCAAAATATTGAGAAGTTTTAGAATTTACTGTTGAAACATATACATATCTTGATCTGTTAGGATAAGTACCATTATCTTGAACATATGGGGTTGTATCACTAGTATTAACTGTTTTAAAACTATCACCTATTACTTTTGAAATATAATTTGGTGCTGTTGGGTCTAATGATAAATTAGCATAAGATTCTAATACTGTTTTTTCTGAAGTGTTATCATCACCTCTTCTAATTAATAATGAGAAAGTACCTGAAGAAGTACTAAATCCTGCTACTTCCCATCTTAAATTATCAGATGATCCTGAAACTAAAGCACCATTTACTTCTGAACCTGAACTATTCATAATAGCACCTTCACCAAATGTTTTTAATGTAAATGAAGTTGCTACTGCTACCCCACTACCTGAAATATTTGTTGAAGTTG